TCTTTAAGAGCATTTAAGACTTTATATTGAAGACTATTTGAATATTTTGTATATAATTTTGGCTCAGCATCAATAAGACTAAGAACATCACCTGGCTTAAGAGTATTCGTAGAATCACCTGATTTTGCTGAAATCTTATATACTTTAGATGCTGTAATTATCTTATAATCTAAAAGAGGTTCATTACCTCTAGCAGGGAAAAAAACTTTTGAACCAGATGCTGATATTGGAAGAAGCTTCTTACTAACTATTGCGATTGGTCCTAGTAATTCGCCAAAATCATTGTTAATAGTGTTTAAAGAAATAGTGTTTTTAAGTGATGAAAATATGTTTTTAAATTTGTTGTAGTCATTAGTCTTAACAGCGTTAACTAAAGATATTAGAAGTAATTGCTGATCTTCTGACAGTTTGTTATTAGTGTTTATAGCATGTATAAGAATATTATGGTATGAGCCAAGATCAATATATTGATCTACTAGTCCACTAAAAAATTGTGGTTTTAAGAGTATACCGCTAGAAACACGAGACGGTTTCATTAAAATTCTATAAGTTTTTGACCCTTTTTTATTCTCTAAATAAAATTTTCCGTCGGATTTTACGACCATGGTAAAATCTGGAAAAACAGAAGATATCTTTTGTAACTCTGATTTTCTTTCAGATCGCCCACTATATGTAGATGAGAAGATGACGCTGTTATCAACAATTCTAAACTCATAGCTCATGCCAGCTGCTTTGAGTTTAGCTTTTATATCCTGTTGAGTGTGTAGAAAAGCCATGGTGTCTCTTTTTATATTATTTATAAAATAAAAAAAGGGAGATCTTTCGATCTCCCTTTGATAATAAAAATGCAAACTGGGCCGGGCGGAACCCCACCGTGATCCCGGCTTTTCCTAACTTAAAATATACTCTGTGCCTCTTGCGCTGCAGCGCAGTACCAGTCTGTCAGTGATCTTATTTATACAACGAAATCATTCTGCACAAAAAATTCCGGTGTCCAGCCATTAAAACCAGAGCCTTTATTCATAGAATTAGCATATTTTTCTGCTACTTCTCGAGCATCACTGGCCATAATAATACGATCAGTGGGTACTTCCACAATGCAATACAGTCCTTCATCATGTAGATCAATGATATTATACATTATTTAAAATCCTCAAAAACGGTTTTAGTATACTTCTTTTGACTATTTGATCGATCAAAATCTTTCTTTCCGAAATCAGTTTTATCCATAACTGGTCCATCTAAAAGATCATCTTGAGCATTTTGCTCACAATCGTAAAGTCGCATTTTGCCACGATCAATCCCAATGACAAACCTACGGTTAGACCCAAGGTCAGAATAGCGATTCTTGAGCTGCTTAACCAGTACTTGATTGAGTGCATCAAGCTCTTCGGTTCTGATGACTGCAAACATAAAATCAGCTGTGGCTGGGAGTCCAAAGGATTCTGCTGTATCTTCCAGGCCCACGTCGCTGCTCGTAAATCCGCTTCTATTTGTTTGAGTCGCAGAGAAGATAGGTACATCGTTTTCCACGGCAAGGCCTCGAAGTTCTTCTGCGATTGCCTTGATATAGGTATAAGAATTGACGTTGGCTCCATGTTTAATCCTTGCAGAAGCACAGATATTAAGATAGTCTACATATATTATATCCGGAATGAAGTTTTTCTTAATCTTCAATTCTTGAATAAGATGTCTGAAGTTATTTGCTGAAGCCTGAGATGTTGGATACTCCTTAATAATAAGTCTACCCTTAGTCTTAGTTTTAATTCTATCAATTTTTGATTGATAAGATTGTTTAGTAAGAAGTGTTAGTTCATCTAGTGGTACATCGAGTAGATTAGCATCAATTCTTTCAGCAATTCTTTCTTCAGCCATTTCAAGGGTAATGTATAAAACATTTTGTCCTTCTGTCAAATTATTTGCAGCCATATGACACATGAACAATGATTTACCAACACCAGTACCTGCTAGAATAACATTAAGTGTTTTTCTAGATACACCACTTTTGGTAATTCTATTCATCATATCTAGATCAAAAGGAATTTTGGCTTCTCTTGTATGATAGAAATCAAACCTTTGACCTGCATCAGCAATGAAATCATGACCAATATTAGTATCAAAATTAACTGATAAAGCATCTGCTAAAAGAGATGGAATAGATCCTTTTGACAGTTTACCGGTTTTATCATCCAATACTTGGATTGATTTCATAATAGCATTATAAATTGCCTTGTCTTGACAAAACTTTTCTGTTTGATCTACAAGCCAATCGAAATCTGTATCATCTAACTCCATACTTTCAATGGAGTCAGCACATTTTTTAAAGTTATCTTCACCTAAGTTATCACGATGAGATAATTCAATAGTTAAAGCTTCTTTAGATGGAAACTTATTGTATTTCTTTGAATATTCATCTATTAGATTAAATAGAGTCTTATCTACTTGATCATGAAAATACTCTGACTTTAAGAATGGTATAGTCTTTCTAGCATATTCTTCACTGAGAGTAAGATTTGCTAAAATTACCTTCTCAATCATTTATTCTCCTGCCTGTTCATCTTCGTCATCTCTTAGAATATTACTAGTAGACAACTGGTATTTGTTACGAATAAATGTAGTAAATTGTTCATCAGCTAATAGTGTTTTCCATATATCAGCATTTGTATCAATATTGGCTTCCTTCATTTCATTTCCAATAATTTCGCCTGTAGTTGGATTTACTACAGCATACTTTCCAGGCTTCGTCTTAACAATAAAGCCACCTTCAATTGCTACTTCGAGAAGACCAGACCACTTATTAATACCAGCAGTATGACTTACATTAATAAGAATCTTACTCTTTTCTTTTACAAATCTAGACTTTTCTACATTAATAACAAATTCATATCCAGCTAGCTTTTTATCTGCACCCTTATCTTGATGGCGTCCAAGAATCCAGATATTATCTGCACCATAATATGAGCCAGTGCCACCACCAACTACATCCCTTGAAAACATTTCCATTGTCTTATATGTATGGTTAATTACAACCATTGGAATATTCTTTAAATTCAGTTTAGGCGTAACAATTCTAAAGAAAGACTTATTTACCTTTGCTCTAGTAAAATCTGCTGGTGAAGAGTCTTTTTCAATTGCATCTTGTACTTCTTTGCGCGATGGCAAATTACCAATGGAATCTACTAAGATCATAATGTGATCATTACGATTGATATTTTCCATCTGCACACTCATATCATGACGAAGTTCTTCAAAGTCAGTAATAGGCGTATGAATAACTCTATTCAGATCAATATCAAATGATTCAAAATATGCTTGTGGTGAACCAAACTCAGAGTCATACAATAGAACAACTGCATCATCATATTTATCTAAATATGATTTGGCCATAAGCAATGCAAAGGCTGTTTTAAAATGTTTAGATGGCCCTGCAATCATCGTGACGCCGGCAGACAATCCACCATCGACATCACCAGACAAAGCAACATTAATCATTGGAACCTGAGTTGAAATCATATCTTTCTTAGTAAATACATCAGAATCAGCCAATGTTGATGTTAATTGAATTGTGCTGCTTTTAATAAGTCTATCTCTCAGTGACATTTGTATTATTCTCCTATAATATATTAATACATATTTTTATATTTGTAAATTACTTATTTTCTATATACACATCCATTTTTTTAATAAAGTCTTGAATTTTCTTTACTCTATCTGGCCAGTAAATATATTCTTTATCAGGATTTTTCATTAAATTTTTAAGCAATGGCATTATCATTTTTCTTAAACCTTCAAGTTTATCAGTAGCATCTTGTCTATCAGCATTTAACTCTTCTTCTGATACAAGAGAAAAACCAAAGTCATCTTCTTCTATACTCATGAGAAAAAATCCTCCAAGCTCGCATTATCTTCCAAAGACCAACCTATAATAGTTGCTATAGTAGATATTGGTCCAATAAAAGTTTTTAGAAATTGCATGTCCCTATCTATATATTTGTCTAAGCCAAGTTCGTTCGGAAGAAAATCAGGAACTGATATAACCGTATCTTTAACGGGGTTGGGCAATTTAAGATAAGCAAATTTAATCTTATCTCCATTAGCAATTGGCTGAATATTTTTTAAACCTTGCTTTTTAAGAAGACTATTAAAAATAAGAGCCCCCTTGACATGAATGGGTGTTCCCTTTTTATAGATATTAGCTGCATCTCTATAAGAACCAAGATCTTTAATACCTCTCGGAAAAGCAACAGCTTCAAATGGCATATTCATAAATTCAGATTTAAAGTTATCTACAAACTTTCTAAGTTTATAAACATCGCCACTTAACATGATCTTAATAGCCTGCATAATATTATCACGACATACATGCGGTGTAGAAGATCTTACAGCTTCAATACCTTGAAGTTTTAGTTTAGGTTCAGCATATTCAACTCCTTCAATATCAATTGCATTCATGATATACATCTTTTTTGCTTTCCATATTGCTTTATTAGCAATAGTTTCGCGTTTCATCTGCATTTTATGCTGATATGCGGACATCATATTAGCTAATTCAGAATAAGATTGTTCCATGTATGGAACAATTTTTTGTTCAGAAAATTTGTCAATAATTCTACAAATTTCATGATCTGTTTTATTATCTACACCCAAAGCTTCAACTACTGGGCCCATATTAATATAAATTGAGTCTGTATCAGATGCTATTACATAATCTGTATTATCAGTTTTCATAAGTTTATTCATGAATTCATTCATCTTTTTTTCAATCCAACGAATGGAAAGCTGGCCAGAAGTAGTAATAGCTTCAGCATGATTAAAGTTAAACCATCTAAAATATGGATTAGCACATGCGCCATATGCAGAATTTAACTGAATTTTTTTAGCTAATTGTAGATTATGATATCTTGCAATTAGTTTTTGATCATCTGGATTTTTAGTACTTTCATATTTCTTTTTTGCATCAATTGACATCTTCTTATACTTAGATCGATCATTATACATTTTTTCCATAAGAGCTGGAAGAAATCCTTGTTTATCTTTATGATAAGTACATCCATTAGCTGCATATGTTACTGAGCCATCTCTATATTCCCACTCATTATTAAGAAGTTTATCAATGGAAGGAATATCAACGCGCTTAACAAACGTTTCGGGTGAAATATTGTATTGCATAATAAGATGTGGATATAGACTATTTAAGTCATATGATACTACCCACTTATGCAATCCAATCTGTGGATCTTTTACATAGCCACCAACAAGTGAATTTAAGTTATTGTTTTGTTTAACTTGTGGCACAACGATATTATCGTTCATCAAATAATTATGAATGATAGTATCCCATGATCTAACTGTAGTCATAGTATCTGTGAAATTGACTTTTGCATCATATGCTAAAGCCATTACTTGATCGATAAGTTTTAGCTTATCATCTAGTTTGTCTACTAGAACACAATCATGAATATTATATTCAATATACTTTTGAAAGTTATTTTTATACAACTCATGAAGAGTTCCATATTCAGAGTAATCTACTTTCTTTTCACCTAATTCAATAGAGCAAATATAATCTAGTTTATAATTTTCATGATTAGCAAAGCTAAATTTACGATACAGTTGATAATAATCTAGTACAGCAATGCCATTAATATTAAAACTCTGTGATTGTTTGCCTTTAAAATCAATTGTACGTTCATCTAGTATTTTCCATGGTGATAATTTGCGTGCCCAATCCATTCCCAGAACACGGGATATACGATTAATCAAATATGGAATATCAAAAAACTCAATATACCAGCCAGTAACAATGTCTGGACGCCATGCATCTGATGACCATACCTTTAGAAATTTCTTAATTAGATCTTCTTCATTTTCACATTTTACATAAAAGATATTAGGATCATTAGTATGAAAATCACCATAGCTAAATACTGCTGAACTCCTACCATTTTTTCTAATGGTAATTGATGTTAACATTTTATCAGCTAATCCAATATCTGGAAATCCATCTGATGAATCACATTCAATATCTAGTGTCAATACACTTACAAGAGATGCATCATATTCAACATCATTTTTAAAACGATCATTGATATACACATATGCAAAATTAGTCGATCCATATACTTGAAATTGATCGATATCTTTATATTTCTCGATGAAATCTTTAGCTTCTCTTACAGTAGAGAATTCTATCTTATCAACTGTTTTGCCATCAATAGTCTTATATGATCCACTTTTAGCTGGCACAAATAGATATGGTTTATAGTATAATACATCATCAAATGGAAGACCTTTATCATAACCCCTAATATAGAGTTTGCTACCACGTAGAAAAAAGTTTGTATAAAAAGTCATGTTACTCCATTTAACAATTCAATACTATTATATAACATTATAATAACAGAGTAAATAAGAAAGGGGCCGAAGCCCCTTTCTTTAAAGATGAAGACGAAGTCTTGTTTCAGCTCTTTGCAAATCGCGCATACGGCGCTCTAGATCTGCTGTATCAGTAGCTTGGCTAAGATACTTACTATCGGCGAGTATTTCGCCCGGTATGGTTAAATTATTCCATAACTTAGTTAAAAAAGAACGCATATTAATACTACTTTGCTTCATTTAAAAGTTGTTTATTAGTAGTAGCATTTGCATCTACAATATCAATCTTTTTAGGTTTCTTATGATCGGGAATAAAGTGTTCAAGCCAGATCTTAAGTAGACCATTTACCATTTCAGCGTTAACAATTTCTACATTATCAGCAAGTGTAAATGTGCGCGTAAATGGACGATCTGAAATTCCCTTATGAAGGAAAGTCTGATTAACGCCATCGGAAATAGCAGTATCAAGAGTGGTACTGCCTTTAATAAGCAATTTCTCACCTTCTACGGTAAGTTCAATATCATTCTTGCTGAATCCAGCTACAGCCATTTCAAGAACATACTTATTCTCTTCTGTCTTTTTTAGATTAAATGGCGGATATGAACTCCATGTCTTATTGACATGTTCAGCTGATCTATTAATAGTATCAACCATTTTATCTAGACCAATGAAATGCTTAGACCACTTGTCTAGATCTGAAAATGTATGATCAAATCGCCATACGTTACTGTCGTTGCCCATGTAAACCTCCTGTAAGGCAAGGTTGAAAAAAGAATACTCCATAAATCTGGCAGTATCCTTTCTATAATATAATTACTAAAACCTCAAATGTAAATGGCTCTAGTGTAACTTTTTATTATATGTTTCAATAGCTACAACATATACACTATAATCATAAGTATTCATTAATACCAATGGTGTCATATCAGCATTCCGAAATGCTTCAACTTTTTCAAGTACGAGTGTAAAAGAATTATCTTCATCGCCCATATATCTAGCAGCCGAACGAATTGATTCTTCAGGCACAATAACATATGGAATAGTATTCCCAATACTGCGTTGCATTATACTACTACTTAGTTTTCTACTAGAGGAGAACCAATTACAGTCTGACCTTCAACACTACGCTTAAGCTTAACAGACTTAATGAAGTTAAACACTTGTTCCATATTGTGAAACTGTCTTTCGCGCTTTTCCATATAACCATAATTGTGGTAATCATCGCGTACTAGATACGAAACTTTAATCATGTTAGACTCCATTAATATGATCTAATTATACCACATATAAAAGACAATGTACACTAATATAATATTTTTTTCATACGAATAGCGTGAAGAGTGTGTCCATAATAATGTTCATATATGTTAAACTTAAAAAAATTCAATTTATTATATAGATTAATTGCAGCAATATTGTTCATATCAACTTCTAAAGTTATGCATTTAGCTTTAGATATCTTTTCTGTGTGTTGCAAAAGTTTAATACCGACACCAATATTTTTGTAGTTAGGATGTACCGCAATTGAATATATTCTTCTATTTTTTTTCTTTGTAAGAGAAGATACAATAATCATTCCACAAATCTGCAAATCACATACAGCAACTAATACTAAATTTTTCTGTATATGATATTTTACAGCGCGCTTTGAAAAACAATTATCAAAAAAAGATAATCGTTCAATTTCTAATATATTGCTGAGATCTTTTATTTTTGCATGTCGTATTACTATTGTCATTTAGTATTTAAGATTTATAATTCATTTTAGCTAAAAGTTCATTTTTATCTTTACTTCCAGAAGAAGAACCAAAATAATATGATACTACAGATGTGGCTACTCCACCTATCCAGCCAATAGCTAAATTAACAAATTCCATATTTAATTGTGTATGAAATGGATAGAAAGTTACCATAGCAATATAAGAAAAGAATGAGAAAATAGTCAATAGTCCTATCAACTTAGGAGTCCAATCTTTTACTTCCATTTCTCTTTTTCGTGCAGAATCTCTGTCACCAGCGGCAATTCTATCTAAATCAATATCAAGTTCTTTCATATGAATAGTAAATTCAGATTCAATTCTCTTAATCTCAATCAGCTGAGCTGGTGTAGCACGTTCTATGGCTTGTGCTAATTCTTCTTGTGTAGCATCAGATTTACCAAGAAGAGCTTCAGAAAGACGTGAAGCAACCATACCACCAAGAGGACCGCCAATAGCCGTACCCAATACTGGTGCTACTACACGTAAAATATCGCTAGCGCCTTTTAATAGATCCATGGTACTTTCCTTATTTTTATTATTTAAGTTTTTTTTAAAAGATCAAATGTATTTTTATCCACCATGCCAGAAACTAAAATATTTTTAGATGATTGAAATTGCTTAATAACCGACTCAGTGCCAGATCCAAAAATACCATCTGCTGTTAACTTATATCCATGATATATTAACATCTGTTGAACTTGCTTTACTTCTGGACCAATATCACCTTTTTTAATAATATCTAAATCTTCATGAATTAATTTTTTCATAGATTGCAAATAGTTTTTACGATCATCTAATCCATTATAACCACCATTTATTTTAGCAGTAATTGAATTAATATCATCATTATCGGCATACTTATTTAGATTTCTATCTTTCCAATACTCGAGTGCTGTAAGAACTGATACTTCTGGATGTTGCGCTAATGCAGGATTATTTTCTAAATCTAAACCAATACGCTTTCCAAATAATCTATAATTACTTCTTCCTGTTAATTGAAAGATACCTCGTCCTTTATATCGTTTTCCATCGCCTGGTTGAATATTTCCAAGATCAGTTCTTCCTTCATATGCAGATCCATCTGCATATTCAGTTAAAGTCTGAAAGTGTGCTGATTCATGAGCAGCTTGTGCAAAGAAATGACAGATACGATTTTCTGTTGTTATATCATATGCTGATGCATGCTTATTAAAGTAATCAGCAATATCTTCAATGATGTCTTGTTTAGCAGTTGGGCAGAGCCGGCGAAGAAGTTTAGATGTAATTTGCATAAAAAAAATCCGATCATAATATGATAATTTCATATTTATAATCGGATTTTAATTATTATGGCACCGGAACTAGGAATCAAACCTAAGCCTTAAGTTTTGGAAACCCTCATGCTATCACTATACCATTCCGGCAAAATTTGGTCTGTGTGGAGGGATTTGAACCCCCGACCCCCTGACTCCAAATCAGGTACGCTACCAGACTGCGCTACACACAGTTAATTAACTTTAATAATTACCATTTCGGAAACCTACATGTCCGCCTTGTGCTGTTATCAATTTATAAACATCTTCAAGAAGAATTGGAGTATAATTGGTATGTTCTACACTTACACAAAAGTAATCTTTATCAATATCTCCTGATTCAGTGCATACTCTGGTTGAATGAAGATGCCCATGAATGTTACAACCAAATCTACTAACACTAGATTTATGAATTGGAATATGACTAAAAATCATACCATTAAGAACATGATATGCACGGATATCACGAAAATATTCTAGATACTTAACACCAAAAATATCATGATTACCTTTAATCAGCACTTTATTCCCATTAAGTCTAGATAATGTCTCAAAGTGTTTCTTATTGATTAAGACATCACCAAGATGGTAGACTTTATCATTAGGTTTAACCCGCTCATTCCACCGCTTAACCATCTCTTCGTCCATCTCTTGAGCTGAAGAGAATGGACGAAGAGGAGAACCATCTGCTCGTGTAAACTTACAGATATTGTCATGGCCGAAGTGTGTATCTGCTATAACAAATGTAGCGGTCATCTCATTAAACCTAAAAATGGTGCCGAGGGAGAGGATCGAACTCCCGACCTTGGCTTTACAAAAGCCCTGCACTACCGCTGTGCTACCTCGGCGCTCCATCTTCTGGATTCGAACCAGAGACCCGGTGATTAACAGTCACCTGCTCTACCGCTGAGCTAAGATGGAAAAATTATCGAATGTATTTTCTTAGTATACTAAATAAACATATGAATTATTATATATATATCATCGGTCCGAAAGAACCACCGATAAAGATCGGTATAACTGGTAATCTCAATCAAAGATTACGCAGTCTACAAACAGGTCATGATAAAGAACTCTTTATACATCATAGTGAAGAAGTTTTAGATAATAAAACAGCAAGAATATTTGAAAGTATTCTTCATAAGAATTTAAAGTATCGTCAAACTTATGGAGAATGGTTTGATATAAGCATTCAAGACGCTATTGAACACATAAAATGGTGTATTATACGATACGGTGATGATTCAAATATTCACTATAAAAATAAAGCAGGCTTACTTCTATAAAGAGAAAAGCGCGTCTTACAAGTTCATCACTCTGCGCGCGAAGATACTCTAC